AATTCAACTTGTCTGTTTGATTCATTTAATGTTATTTTATTTATATAGTGTTTTCCTTTAATTTATTTTTTATATTAGTATATTATAATATATGAAGTCAACACTTTCGGGAGCAAAAAGATACAGAATGAATAAAATAGTCGAGAGAATCAAGCGGAATAGAATAAGGCTCATGAGGAGCATTGTCACCCGCGGAGGCGGAGTTAGCAGACGCAGATTTAGCAGACGCAGATTTAGCAGACGCAGATTTAGCATACACAAAACAAAATCCACTAGAAACTTCAATAGAAATAAACGAACCACGAGAAGAAATAACCGAAGAAGAATAAGAAAAATAGTCGGAGGAGAAACTGTATTTGTCGCACCTTCTTACAATCCTCCCAAATTAGTAGCCGGAGCGACAAATCCGCAAACTAGCGCTATGTTGGCGCAAAAAATAGCTAACATTGACCAAAATACAGCAAATAATGCTCTTAGTGGTGGCGAATTGGAAGATGGAGAAGAGCCCCAAATAAATGTGGTTCAATTTGGATCGGAGAATGACAAGGCTAATGGATTAGCAATAGAATTAACAAATACACTAGCAATCTCACGAGCGCAGGCAGCGGGCGACGTTATTGATTAACTCGGGGTTTTGCCTTAATCAAATAAAATGACTAAACCGAAAAAAAATAAATACGATATTCATAATAAAAATAAAGACATATTTTATTATGAATAGTTCCGAACTTATTAAACTCATTCTTATTTTTTTATTTTTTATTTTTTTATATTTATTTATTTTCATGTTGGTTTCCGTACAAAACATTAAAAACAACTGGCCACTTTACAGATGCAACCCGTTTGTAATGCCGTTTGCTTCTGTTTTCGGACAAGACTCCAAGACTAACTTTACATATTGTATTCAAAACATTCAAACAAACTTTATGAGCACCCTATTGGAACCTCTCAACTACAATTTAGGAGTTATAAAAGATGTTCTAATTTCAACCGCTGGGTCGATTTCCGATACTCGTAACTTTTTAGAAAATTTCAGAACAAATCTAATAGTCAATTTCCAAGATATTTATTCCATTTTCCTAGGAGTTATTATAGAGATCCAGCGAATGACTATTGCTATTAAAGATACAATGTCTAAATTAGTAGGCATTTTAGCAACTCTATTGTACACATTGAATGGAACCGTTAACACAGTGGAAAGTTTATGGAATGGTCCCGCGGGAAATATAGTACAATCATTGTGTTTTCATCCAGATACACTTTTGCGTCTTAAAAACGGAGAGATTTATAAAATGAAAACCGTGCCTTTACTGTCTGAATTAGAAAATGGATCGATTGTAAAGGCTGTTTTACACATTTCCAATTGCGATAAATATGGAAATATAACAGAACCTTTATTTAATATTGGATCCGGGGTAGATAATACTGATATATTGGTAACAAAAAGTCATCTTATATTTGATAATTCCACAAACTCATTTGTCAAAGTGAAGGATTATTTAGACTCTAGAGGTTCGCTACAGAATGGTTTAGGAGTAACAACTATAAAAACAAAGACTTTATCATGTCTAATAACTTCCGATCATACAATACAAATAGGACGGCATATTTTTCACGATTGGGAGGACAATAACGGGTCTCCTTCAAAAAACATTTGATATGTATAGATCTAAAAATATTATTTATTATATATAGTAGTGTAAATGGATAAAAATCTATATAGAAATGTAAATGAATTATACGACAAACAAACCTATTTTGAATCAAATGGTATTTACATTCTATTTACAGTTATTTTTTGTATACTCCTTTTCTTTATTTTCGTATATTTTAATATACTGAATAATATCCAACCGATTAGGAACGACTGGGCGGTCGAAAGATGTAATCCAAAATACATTCCATTCGCTGGGGTTATAATGGGAAAAACAGGAGAAGAATCATTAAAATTTACACAGGATAATTCTACAGAATGTATTCAGAACATTTTAAAAAACATGTCATCACACGTTCTCGGTCCATTTTATTACATTGTCAACATTGTCACAACCACATTGAAAGACATGACTGAACAAATCAACACGATGAGAGAACTACTAAACAAACTTAGGGACGCCCTCTTAAATATTCTAAACGAGTTATTCAACAGAATTAATATATTCATGATACCGATTATAAATTTAGTAATCGTAGTGAAAGATACATTGTCTAAAACAGTGGGAATATTAACTGCTACATTATTTACCGTTTTCGGAGCGTTTTATACTCTGAAATCTCTCGTAGGTTCAATATTCGAGTTATTGCTTAAAATATTAGGAATAACAATAGGAATATTAACAGCCTTCATATTATTGTCGTTTGTACCATTTATAGGATTCATAGGAACAGCCGGAGCTCTGGCAACCATTCCTATCATGATGTTTATATTAATACCAATTATTCTCATAAAATTATTTATGGCAGACATTCTAGAAACACAAGGTTCAGGAATACCAGGCATCCCGTCGTTCTGTTTCGCCAGAGAAACAATGATCCCTCTCTCAAACGGAGAGACTAGACAAATAACAGAATTGAACGTAGGCGATGAATTAGTAGACAAATCCATAGTAACAAGCACTCTGGTCCTATCTTCAAAAGGTCAAGACATGTATAATCTTGACGGGATCTTCGTAACAGGAAGACATAGAGTGATTTATTGCGGTTATTATATTCACGTAGAATATCATCCAGACGCGATCAAGGTAAATAACTTTAATGACCCATTTGTATATTGTTTCAATACGACTTCTAAAAAAATAAAATTAGGGCCTCATGAATTTCTAGATTGGGACGAGATAGACGACGAGGTTCGTAAATTATACACCATAAATAACGAATTTGTAAAGATGGAATCCGGTATTTGCGGAGAGACTATTATAAAGTTAAAAAATGGAACTAGTAAAAAGTTAAAGAATGTTCTTATCGGAGACGTATTGATTCTTGGAGAAAATGTTACAGGGCTTGTGAAAATATTGGCGTCTAGCGCACCGCCTAATTTGTTAGAATACAATTTAGATGGAAATAAATTAATCTTAACTAGTAATCTCGGTTTTATTCTGCAGAATTCTTATTTAGGAAAAAATATCCCCATTGTATGCGAAACACCGCCAACTTATCTCTATCATTTATTGACAGACACCTTTTCATTTACATTATACGGCTGCGTCCATATTGGAGAGTATTCATGATTGAAAAAAAAACTTGGAAATTTTTATTTTTATTTATTATATACTTTATTTATATAAATGAAATTATCCATATCTACAATTATTGGAAAAAAAACAGACCCAATGGTACTGGTTATTGTTTTATTGCTAGCTGCAATAGCTGTATCATCCCTTTTATTTTTATACAGAAAAGAAACAATGGAACCATTTTCACAACTCGGCTCAAGTTTATCGGATTCAATGGGAGATGGTGTTCGTTCGAGCTGGATTAATTCGGACAAAACGCAGCTCCACTCCAACGCATATTCTCGTATGGAGGCTAACGTAACTAGACCTACACCCTCACCTGAAAGTGAAATGCTCATTTTTAACAATAATAAATTCTCGTCTGAATGTTGCCCAAGCACCTATACAAATTCATCTGGATGTTTATGTGCCACTCCTGAACAAATTAAATATCTAAACTCTCATGGCGGTAACAGAACGGTTGGTGGTGCTCCAAACGAATATTAATTTTAAACGACAATTCTTATTTATTAAATGAATTCTATTCGTTATATAAAAAAATAATTTCATAAATACAATTAATATAGGGCAAATATTAAAATTACAAAAACATCTGTCTCCAACTTATATTTTCCTCTGGCTGTTTGATTAAATGGTCGACAATGTCAGTCGTAACTGTAATGGGAAACGTAACATTAGTCATCATGTCACTTTTAAACATCACCGTCGGGTTTAAGCAATCGATATAGATTCAATTTCATATAAATGATTTCGAGACATCTTTTCAAATTCCGAACACCTTGTTCGTTTTCAGTGTTTTTCGACACGATATACCTAATAGTATCGTCTGGAATAATAATGTCGTTTTTATCGAACCTGACCTGGTCTTGTATCTTTGGAATCAAATATTGACTTGAAATGATAAGTTTATCGTTAACGTCGTAGCCGCTTGTCTGTATTCTATACATTCTGTCTCGAAGAATGGGGTTAATTTTATTCTCATCATTATAACTGAAAATAAAGAGACAACGACTAAGGTCGAATTCGAGCTCTCCGAAATACTTGTCGTGAAATTTACTGTTTTGCGAACTGTCTGTCAAGTGCGTTAAAATTCCAATAATTTCATCTCCTCTAGCGGTGTCGCTTACTTTATCCAATTCATCAAAGAATATCACAGGATTCATGCTCTTACTTTTTATCAAAATGTCTACAATTCTACCCCACACAGACCCCTCGTACGTGTAGGAATGACCTTCTAAAAAACTCCCGTCACTGGCTCCGCCAAGCGCTACAAACGCAAACTCTCTTTCCAATATTTTGCTTATACCTTCTTTAACAAGGCTTGTTTTTCCCGTTCCCATAGGCCCTTTTATAGCAATCGCGCTTCCAAACGCCTTTGGATTTGCTATCCATTGTCCGATCATTTGCATAATTTGGATCTTTGCGTCGTTTAGACCATATACCGCATTGTCTAATATTGTTTTTGCATTGTCCATAAAATCATGACATTTCTCTATTCCGTCGTCAATTGTGACAGGCAACGTACTGAATTTACCAAACGGAATTTGCATAAATGTGTCTATCCAGTTTTTTATTTTATAAAACTCGCCGCTACTAGGATCTATAAGTTTGAGTATGTTTATTTTTTTAAGCGCTATTGATTTCACATGAACCGGTATATCAGCGTCTAGAAGAGCGAGTTTATATGGTTTTTCTATTTTGGTATGAGACTTTATTTCTTCCAATTGACCCAATGCTCGTTTTTGTTCATCAGTGGTCATTTTATCTCGAAAATATTCAACGTCGTTAAAGTGGCTTTTATCAGACATATTTTTTTGGAACTTTCTTGTATTTTGTGTTTTTATAATAGAATTTATGGTAGCCCTTCTGGTTTCTACATTCTTTTCTTTTTTGGCATAATCCTTTATCATTTTTTTGAAAATGGGCATTTCCTTTTCCTCCTCTGAAAATTTATCAAGAACCTTTTTAATCTTTTCAAGAGCAGGCTCGTCTTTTGATAAAGCTTCCTCTTCTGTTTTTATTATCGCCAATTCCTCTTCAGTTTCTTCCTCTGTTTCTTGTTCATCTTCATAATCTCCATACTCATTTTCGTCGTCGTAATCATCATAGTATTCGTCGTTTACATTACCGTTGGTTCCGTCGCCAATCGTAACCGTGAAATGAATATTTTTCGACATTTTACGACCTAGTTGTTTTCGTTTTGTATCTTCTTCTTCTGAATTCTCTTCTGAATTAGATTCAAGATCGATATAATCCTCTTCCGACGAAGCATTTTTCTTAGCAATTGGTTTCTTTTTATTTTTACTGTTATTGCTAATTTTCTTATTTTCATTTATGTTATTTTTTCCATCATCGTAAGGATTTATATAATCCGCATTATAATCAGTTGGATTGGATTTAACCTTGCTAGGCTTAGTATCTCTCGCCTTATTTCTTGAGAATTTAGATGGAAACAAATCAGCCAATAATTCTCTATATTTTTTCACATCAATTTCTTCTTCTTCTTCTTCTTCTTCTTCTTCTTCTATATCTTCCTCTTCATCTTCGTCTATTATTGAAGATGATTCTGAACATTCTTCATTTTCATCATCATCGTAATCATCGTCGTTACAATCAGAATCGTCCGAATCGCGATTAACTATGTAATTCGGTTTCTTAATTTTACCAGCGCTAGCTCGGGTGTAATATCCATGTTTTTTCGTCTTCGGAGCATTAGTTGTATTCGCATTTTTAGCCTCCATTCTTACTTATTTACTCATATATAAAAGTGTCCTCAAATCAATTTTTTATTTATTTAATTGTTGTAAATAAATAATGTATTGTTACATTGCTACTTTTATCTCTTGTGTTTTTTTTATTTATTTTTTATTTTTATTACTAGTATTTAGTTTAGATTTTTTAAATTTAAGTGTTTTGCGTTTTTTGGTATTTAAAGGCGTGACGTAACAAGCTAAATTAAATAATTTATTGTATAGATCCTCCGGAATACAATCGTCTGATCCCGAAACATGATTTAGACCTCGTTCTTGACTATTGTTTTTATTGAAACAAATACCAGAAGGTATAGATAGTCCGATTAGCTTTTCAAATTTTTTTGTAGTTGGCATAATAGTGTATGATGGTTTTGTTTCACTGTTGTGTGTATGGAATTCTATCTCTGTATTAATCATGTATATACTTCAACCATAAAATTATTTGTTTATTATCGTGTTTTCTTAACTTTGCGCGAAGTAAGAAATTTACGGAGAGCCAATAGTCCAAATGGAACTACTGCGCTAGCAAGAACGTTTCCTCCGCGTCTCAATTTATTGCGACTGTTCCTTCTTTTACAACTTTTTCTTTTTCTAGTTTGTCTCATTTTTATATACTATATAAAGAAACTATTTTTTTCCTGGGGCGCAGAAATTCCTCAATATAAAAATAAATATACAAATATTTAATATAAAACTTATTGTAAAGAATAACAATGAAATATAGAGATACGGATAAATTCTTACTAGTAAAATGTCGATAAGAGGCATTACGATCTTGTTTAGTTCATTCTTTACGTCATCTCTCTTTATTATCTGCAATAAATGTTCAAATATAGTTTCCCTTGTTACTTTATTCATAAAGTTAAATTCTATCTACAATACAATATAAAAAAATAAATGTGTTACAATGTATTGTATTGTGTATAAATAAATAAATCTTGTATAATCGTATAAATCTTGTATATTTTTTCTAAATTTGGTATAATAAACCCTAATGGAAATATCAGAGACTAAAGGATTCAACTTTGCCAATGTATCTTTAGCCAATCCACAGACTATACAAGGAGGGTCATCTTATTTTGCTAAAATATCATTAACCGATAAGGGAAAGTCTTTATATATACAAGTTCCTAAATGCAAAACAAAACAAGGAATAGTCACTACTAAAAAAGAAAAATATTGTGACTTTTTATTCGAAAAGGACGGCACGTCAGAAACAGACGAGTTTTTTGAATGGGTAGATCATTTAGAAAAAAAATGCCAGGCGCTTATAGATTCTAAAAAAAAACTTTGGTTTCATAACGATATGAGTTTAGAAGACATTGAAAATATGATGGTTCCAATGTGTCGTTTATACAAGTCCGGTAAAAATATCCTACTTAGATCTTTTGTAGATGTTCTTAAACGGACAGGAAAGGAAAAATGTCTAGCATATGACGAAAGAGAACATGTCATAGAACTGAACGACATTAAGGAAACGCAGAATGTCATACCATTATTATTGGTGGAAGGGATAATTTTCTCAACCAAGAGTTTTGAGATAAGTGTAAAAGTTGTCCAAATAATGGTATGCGACGACGCAACCGAGATTGAGAATATAAACAAATGTTTAATTAAGACCTCATCCCAAACAAATCCTCACTCTTCATTGATTATAAGATCTGAAGGCGCTCATACATCTACTCCCGCACCCTCGTCAACACCTACACCTACACCTACACCTACACCTACACCTACACCTATTATTACAAAAAAAGAACCGGATAAAGTAAATAATGTAGGAGAAATGGAAGAGGTTCAATTTGATTTCGACAATATCAAAGAAACAATCGCAATTAAAAATACTCATGAAACGTATAAAAACCTATTGGCAAAAACAACCGAATTGAAAAAAAAATATGTCAATGCTCTATTGACCGCAAATCAATTTAAAGAAAAACATAATTTAAAAGACATAAAGGGAATATCAGAATTTTCTGATTCTGAAGAAGAAGAAGAAGAAGAAGATCTAGAATAATATTTCTAACTAAAGAGATTTAGAAAAAAAAGAACAAAAGAAAAATGAAAAATAAAAAGAATAAACAAAATACAACAAAATATTTTATAATTCATTTTATATAATGACAGTCATTAAGGATATTTCCACATACGTAAAATCTCATCATATTATTGCTTTTTTAGGCGCGATTGTTTTAGTTATAGCTCTCTATCAATATTCTTCAGGAAAGTCCACCATAATGGATAAAATGTCCGGACTTAAATACGGAGAATATTCATCCTCGCCTTCTTCCGGAGGAGACCAAAATACAAATGTCGTTCCAAATACAACTGGAGAAATCAGAGACCAATATTCATCAGTTTCTGGGATATCAACCACACAGGGAATTCCTCCTTCGAGCTCTAGCAGAGTCTCTACTACAAACCCAAATGATCTTTTACCAAACGACGTAAATTCGCAATGGAGCAAACTAAACCCAAATGGAAACAGTGAACTCGCCAATGTTAACTTGTTAAAGGCAGGATTTTATAACGGAATTGATACGATCGGAAGCACTCTTAGAAATGCTAATCTGCAGATTAGATCAGAGCCTCCGAACCCAACCACGATGGTCAGTCCTTGGATGCAGAGCACAATTGAACCTGACCTCATGAGAGTACCTCTTGAAATCGGAGCACGCGTTTAATATTTTTTTTTGGATTTGTACTAACTTAATAGATGATATATGATTATAATTAATAATACTATATACTATATAATCAACAATGAAATTTAACATAATAGGTTATGCTATTATCGGACTGATATTATTTATATGTATAAAGATATACACAGATTCTGACCATTTCAATTTAAAATGCATCATTTCAGGAGTGGATGGTAAAAAATATTGTGTAAGAGAAAGAGCTAAATTAGAATTGGCAGCAGACCGTTTAGCAACAGTAAATGTAAAAATGAACGAATTAGTCCAACATTGTTACAAAAAATATCCTGAAAGAGAGAATGTAAAGCGTCTTAAAAAAGGATATAATCCAAAAGAAATATACGAAACATTGCCTACAAGCGAATTCACCGCATACAGTCAAAATAAGGGGGAAAAAATAGCATTTTGTCTAGACACTAAAAAGGGAGGAGGGGGGAATTTAATAGATATGAACACTCTTACATTTGTAGCGATACATGAATTATCTCACATAGCATGTGAAAGCGTTGGGCATACAGATGAGTTTTGGGATGATTTCAAGTTTTTATTAGAAGAATCAAAAATAATAGGAATTTATAACCCAATAGACTACAAAAAAAACCCACAAGACTATTGTGGTATGAAAATTAAGGATAGTCCTTATTTCGATTTATAATTTATTTATATTTTTTTTTGAAACTAGTTAAGATAAATATAACAATATTTATATACAACATTATATATATTATAATGTCGTATGAATTAACATTTGTAGATATTAAAGACAACAATAGTTTCATTAAATTTACACCAGAAGAAAAAGGCGTAAATGAATTGATTTATAAGGACGATTCAATTGACACTGTTAAACTCAAGTTTATTAGAACAGCTGTATCTAAAGGTATAGATAATATTTTTTATGACTCTGTATTTTTATTTTATCAAGAAATGAAAACGTCGTTGGACGAAAGATTGTATAATGAGATTTCAAATGGTAAGAAAACCGTAAACGCTAATCGTGTTAAAACTTTTCTAAAAAATGTACGAACAAACAGCAATGAAAAAATTGTAATTGGAAATGACAAATTAAAGGAATATTATTCAATAGACGAAATGAGAGATTTATTGCCCGAACCATTTTATATATATACACCATTAACCCGATCTTTCAGTTCTAAAGAATATATACCAATTAATCCAGTTGATATTGAAACTATAGATGATATTATAAGAGGTTCCGTCGCATCTAATCACGGAAGTCAATTGATAATGACAGTTGGCGACATTTTCAAAAACACAATTTATTATTGTGTCGCGAATGATATTCTCAAGAATAAAAATGACTACGATCTTAAAATTCTTGAACTATACTATCAATACCTTTTTTATAGTGATATTAAATCCAAAGGCGATTTGTCAACCCTGCCCCCCAAATTTAAAGAACTTTCTTCTGGTGCGTTGAATAATGAGTTTTTAACACGCAATAATGAAAATATAAATTTGATGCACGAAATATACCAAGAACAAAGGGTCGAATTTAAAGAAATAGACAAGGGTTTTCAAGAAATCGATGTTACGATTAGACAAACCGATATGTTTTTTTTTCCATTGGAAAATATATTTAAAACGATCCACGCGTCTAATCAGATTCCTTTTATAAAATACAATCCCTCTAAAAAATCAGATAACCTATATAGGTTATTTACGGACAAGATTAATACAACCGGAAAGAAAATTCCATCTTTGGCAAAGGGAGTCATTATAAACTTGATAGATAGTTGCGCTCTAAAGAAAAGCATAGCATATTATGTAAGCGATGATTCACAACCTTCTAAAAATATCATTGTCGAACTAGAAGAAACTGGAGACATCAAAGTCAAAGTACTAATCCTTAAAATGAAAATTACTAAAGACGAAGCAAATGCCATCATCGTAACGACAACAAACAATTTTATAAATAAACTGAAAGAATATACTCTTCCAAATGGATATACTATTGACCCTATTAAAAATATATATCAAGACAATATATCCATAAATAGCATTAAATATGTCATTAATTTAAAAACAGACACTGACATTGATTTCAGTAAATATTTAAATTGTTTTTCAAGCATTTTCGCGTTTGCTGATTTTTCTAAAGGACAACAAAATATTAGGAGCGAAACGGAAATGTATTACAAGCGCGTTTCCAATTACAGCGAAACAGATAATCAACAATTATTCATTGACAAATTAAAAAAAGATAAACAACAAGACATATATATAGTTTCGGCTTTGACCAAACATTATTTCATTTCACATGAATTGGCAGTCAAAAGATTACAATCATATAATGATTCTAGTAGTAGCCAAGTTGTTCAAAAAGGCATTTCTAGAAGAAGATTGAATATTAAAAAATCATACGGGTTTCATACTAAAATAACCCGGAACATCGGAAACGTATACACTTTAACAATAGAAGACATAAATGATATCAAGTATATTGATCTTATCGACATATATGTCAACTCTATGTTCCTTATTTGTACTCAAACAACACCCAAAGGCTTTGAAAAAAAAATAAAAAAATTATGTAGTAAAGATGAGATAAAAATCGTTAATGATTTATCTCAAATAGATGAAGACAATTTTGACGAAAATAATGATGATAAAGAGAATGATCCCCAAAAAGATGATGATGATAAAGAGAATGATCCCCATAAAGATGATGATGATAAAGAGAATGATCCCCAAAAAGATGATGGTAAATACAATAATGATGATTCTCCATATGATCTTAACCCAGTAAATAGTAGTAGACAAATAGATCAACAAGAAAAACGCGATGAAACGTATGAAAAACTAAAGAAATATTGGAATGAAATGAAACAAACCTCCTTTTCTTCTATTGTTGTAATAAAACCAGACGATATATTTAGTAGGTTGTCCAAAGAAGAATTACAAAAATATGAAAAAAAATACGAAGAAGAATCAAAAGAAGCCCTATTATTGTTTAATGTGTCATCTGCCGTCGAGGGTATAGAACAATCAAATGTTGAAAAAGCGATAGATAGCATATACGATTATGACTATGATGATGGCGATGATGATGATGATGATGGTGGCGATGATGCCGGAACGGAAGGAGGAGTAGAAGAAAAAAAGGATAAAGAATCTATACCAAATAGTAAAAAAAAAATTCAAAGTATAACCGGGTTGAAAATAAACAATCCGAATTATTTTTCGAAAAGATTAATAGAAAGACAACCTAACGTATTCTTAAATGATAGTAAAAAATACAGTAAATATATGTATTCTAGAAAGTGTCCATCTAGCGAGAATCGTCAACCTATTATTTTAACCCAAGAAGAAAAGGATAACATTGATCCAAAATCTTATAATAATGAATCTATAGAGTACACAAGCAAGGGTGATAATAAAACATATCATTACATTTGTCCGCGATATTGGAGTATTTCAGAAAATGTAAGTTTAACCGATGAAATGGTTAAATCGGGCAAACATGGAAAAGTAATTTCGTTAGACTCTGATTATAAAAAGAATGGTTTGAAAAAGGGAGAAAATATATTTGAATTCACCAATGACGAAAAATATAATGAAAGGCATCCAGGGTTCCTTGAAGACAAGGTTCATCCGAATGGAGAATGTGTGCCGTGTTGTTTCTCAAAAAAAACAAGTGGAAAAAGAAACAACACGTGTGCAACTAGGAATAAAAAAAAGGAAGATTCGTCTGAATTGGCAATTGCCCCGAATGAAGGTAAGGAAAAAGATGATTTAAATGTATATATAAAGGAAACCAAGTCTCCTCTAGAAAAAGGTAGATGGGGATTTTTACATCCCCCAGTTGAAAAATTTTTCAAAACAGATAATAAAAAATGTACGACTAGTTCCTCAAAGATAAAACTGAACCACCCTTGTATTCTTCGTTATGGTATAGAAATAAATAAAAACCAATCCTTTATATCTCTCGTGGCAAACATTTGGCAAGATAAACACGAGGTGGGGAAAACCCCGACTATAATTGAAATGAAAAAATTGCTTATAGATAGTTTAAACATTGATTTATACATAGGACTTCAAAACGGCTATCTAGTAGACATTTTTCAAGATCAAGATTCAGTCGATGATATAGACCAGATTGATCATAATGAAATTATTAAGGAATCAAACGTATACAAAAAGACAAGTTTTGGTGTACCTGAACAATCATTTTTATACTATAAACAGGTTAAATCTTATTACAATTTCATTGCTTATTTAAAGGACGATTCAGTCAAAATCGATCATAAATACATATGGGATCTTGTCTGCACTCCAAACCCCAATTTATTTCCAAATGGCATTAACTTGGTAATAATTGAAATTAGCGATGAAACTGAAACACTTGATATCATCTGCCCTTCTAATCATTATTCTTCCGAACTGTTTGACTATAAAAAAGATACAGCTATTTGTATAAAAAATGGAGATTACTACGAACCAATATTTATTTTTCAAGAAACCGAAAAAACATACGAAATAACAAGATTGTATAACATACTAAATCAAGACCTATTGCTAAACATAAAAAATGTACTTCAGATGGTTGGTAAAGAACTTAATGAAAAATGTATTCCTATTTCAATCGAAAAATCAAAAAACAAGGTAACCGAGCCATCTTCTAAAAAACTAATAGAACAATTAAGTGAAATAAAAAACTGTGAAATAAATCATCAAATAATCAATTACAATGGACGAGTTATAGGAATACATGCTAAAGTAAAAGACGTAGGAAGTGGAATGATCCCTTGTAATAGTTCGCCGATTAAAATGGATATAGATTATAAATGGATTGACAGCGTTACGAATGAGTTTGGTCCAAATTACGACTTGTTGTTGAACATTTCAAAACATTTTACCGCGTGTAAGCCGTCTAAAAAACTAATCGATAAACAAAATAATGTTTTGGGAATTATAACTTTAGCAAACTCTTTTGTTCCGGTAATTCCTTTAAAAATTCCACAACCACAACAAGACCAAGGTTCGTTATACGATAAACTTGCTACTCTTAAAGCTGTATATGATAAAAATTATAATGAAATTGATAAAGAAACAATGACTACCAATAGTCAAGATCGTGAAAGAGTAGACGGAGTCAAGCGTATTTTATTGGAAACAAATTTATATAATAATTTCAGAAATTGGGTTCGTAAATCAATAAATGACCCTATTAATAAAAAGACTAAGTTGAAGATTGAAACAATTATTTCTGATTCTAAAGAATTATACTTTTCTAAATTAAGCAAAGTCGATGAAAGTTTGAAGGTTATGATGAAAGGACGAGTTAATTTCAAAAATATCGATATAAATACATTAGACACTGATGGCAAAAACGCATTTGTATGTGATGAAGAATCGTCTGAAGAAGAGGTTAAAGGTCAAAGGGATCCGTCTAAGTGTTCAAATGTAATTCTGAATTTACCTCATAAAAATTTATTGAACAACGCTGATAATGAACAAATGTATTTCATTCACATGGCAGACGAATTAATCAGATACAGTCGAATCAATAGTTTTATTTTCAATAAATCGTTCTTAGAATTTTCAGAATTCAATTACAATGTTTCAGATAATGAGATCATATTATTGGAATTTGTTTTGAAAGAGTATTTAAACGATAACAATCAAATAGAACCTATGAATAAATACATTAAATTTAATTCTTTCGGGACAACAAACCCCAGAACGAACGATATTAAAAATAATAACGACAATCTTGTCGATGAGGTTGAAGAAAAAGATAATATTATTTCGGAGGAAGAAAAAAAGAACCCGGTGGTAATGGCTATACCGATCAAAACAGTGCCAGTGTCCGCGCTAGTCGGACGAAAAATTATTAAAAATATCAAAAAAATCAAAAAAGTAAAAGTAAAAAAGTAATAATTAACGAGTTTGACAAATGATTTATTATTTTATTATTTATTTAAAATTACTCTTTAAAACCCAAGTGTATAATCATCGTCTATAGGCTCGATATTCCGAATTACATTTACATTTATATTATTTATTATATTCAAATGCTCATATGAACACGTTTCGTTAACCGAATCCAATTTTCCATCTAGGATTATGTTATTCGGATCGTTTTCTTGCAAGTATTCCTTCTCTTCACTTTCTTTCATCTTTTCAATATCCAATACCAATTGAAACGCGCTTGTTCCGAAATAACCCTCTTGACCGCACATTACATTTGCGGAGACACCTCTCAACGTATCTAATTCACCGTGTCTAGCTGCTTTTAAAAACATCTCCGGAGTTTCCTCAAACGACGCCTTTGCGATGGGTCCTATGTTATCATTATTTATACCGCACCTAAATATTGACACCATAGTATCATTACATGTCATCCTATCGCATAAAAGACTGAGATGATGAAAATTTATATATCCGCCGTCAAACTCTATAACCTCTGTCAATTCATTCAATACGGCTTGACGAGCAGCCTCTATTCCAAAAACATTGTATATTTCTTTTAGATCATTTGTATAGGTTCTATTAGAGTCGATGTAATCAAGTTTGAGTAATTCCATCAGATTTGTTCCAATTGTGTCCAATACCCATGTATCCTTCTTTTCGTATACTCCTTCTTTTTCAATCAAACTGTCTGAGATTTTTCTAAGTGTAACTCTCTTGATGTGTTTAATACCCCTCAATATCAAATGATCAAGTAACTGGTCTTGGAAGTTTTTCAAAACATAAATCTTGTCTTGCTGATCAAGCGGGTTTTGTGTCAGTTTTGACTTGTTATTCAATAAACTATTCATCCGGATGCGAAATACAAGTTGGTCCGAGTTATAATCGCTATAAACACACGAAACTTCATTATAAGAATTTTTAATAGCAAAATGAACATCTTCCATCGTTATATTTCTAGTAAACATTTCTTCCGCATTCATCTCCATTCGAAGAATCCACTTGGATTTATTATTAACTACTACTCCTCCTCCTCCTCCTAATCCAGATGACCCAGCACAATCATCCATCATGTGTTCAAAATCGTTATACTCTTTCAATACACCATCGTCTTGCTCAATCAAACTCTTCATGTCATCCGGGTCAAAGCAGATCTCAACCGAATTTACAATTTCTCTGAGTTTGGTAAATTCTATTCTATTCATAATCTCATTCACCTTTTCTCTATTTGTTTCGTCTTTCGGATGAAGATGAATCGTACAAGACGGATTTTTAGGATTTTCAGTCAATGTTAAGATTTCTTCTATTCTGGCAACACCTCGCGTGACATTTGATTTGCTAGCAACACCTGCCAAATGAAACGTATTTAGAGTCATTTGAGTAGTAGGTTCGCCAATTGATTGTGCTGCTATAATACCAACCATCTCTCCTGGAGCTACGATTGCTTTTTTATATGTTGTGATTATTATTTCAATAAGGATGGTGAGAGTTTTCTTGTTGAATCGTTTTTCGTGGAGAAGAGTATTCGGATTAAGATAATAATAATATATCGATTTGAATAAATCACTTGGAGGGACATAATACAAAGACTTTATTTTTTCAAACCCACTATCCACTATTTCATAAAACTCAAGAGGAGTAATGTCCACAAATGTATTTTCGACGTTTTCCGCGCCAATGTATTGTCCATATATGTTTTCTATGATATTAAGAAACGACACTGGTAAATGGACAACGTCACTGTCCTTATGTTTAAAAACCTTGTCTATAATTTTATCTCTTATTTCAATCATAAAGTCTGTTATTTCCTTTGATTTTTTAGAAAAGAATTCTTTTTGTTCTCCTACTTTCTTTTTTATTTCCTCTGTATAAATGTTTTTATTATTATCATCGTACTTCATGTGGAAATGGGCATAAATATCCGTAAATTTCATTTTTACAATAGGAATGGATTGTAATTCCACTTTAACAGTGTCGAAACCGTCATCTCCGTAAGCAAACTGAATTATTTTATTCTTATTGTTTCTAACAGTCATATCATACTCAATTTTTAAATCCTCCATACCCTTTACAAGTCTTCTCTGAATATAACCAGTTTGACTCGTTTTAACCGCAGTATCGATCAACCCAATTCTACCACCCATTGCGTGGAAGAATAGTTCTTCAGGAGTTAACCCAGATATAAAGGAATTTTCTACGAAACCACGCGCATTAGGTGAATCGTCGTATTTATTAAAATGTGGAAGAGTTCTGTCTTCAAACCCATATGGAATTCTTTTACCATCAATGTTTTGCTGACCAAGACACGAAATCATTTGCGATATATTGACATCACCTCCTTTTGACCCCGCATTCAACATTATAACAAACCTATTTTCCTTGCTTAGACTTTCCCTTCCGATTTTTCCCGATTCGCTCGAAGCTTGGTTCAAAATATTATTTACCCTGGTTTCGAACTCGACCACATTAGAGCGACCTGATTTATTTTCGAAAATACCGATATGAGTTTGGTCTATAATAGATTGAACCTCGCTCTTTTTTTTATTTATAGCGGTATTGATAGCGTCGTTAGTAGTCTTGTCGGCAATGAGATCACTTACTCCTACACTATACGCACTAGATTTCATATAATTTGTTACAATGTTTTGTAAATCGTCTATAAAATCAACAGCCTTTGCGTTTCCAAAATCATTACAAATTCTCTGTATAAGTCCTTTAGACCCGTCAGCTAGGACTCCCTTTTCTATTTGTCCTCTTACATATTTTCCGTTTTTAATTTGCAAAACATTATTAGAGTTTTTGTAGTCATCCCTGTCTTGTTTGAAAAGCTTGGTCTTGTAACTGATAGACATTGGAGGTAATATTTGACTCAATATGTCGAAATTTGAAATTTCTTTTTGGTCTTTTCCTTTTCGCAAATTATCCACATTTACATTTTTAAACGACATTAATAAATTCATCGCTTCCCTCTCTGTAAAATTTATATTCTCTCTGGTAAACCTATATGACCCCAATAGCGAGTCCTGAAATACTCCTATAATGGATTTATTATTCGCCGGACTGATCATTTGATATGGAACTGCTGCCAAATTAAATAGTTCAGATTCACTTTCAATATCTTGCGGCATATGAAGGTTCATTTCATCTCCGTCAAAATCAGCGTTATATGGCTTTGTAACTCCAACATTCATTCGGAACGTATCTCCTATGGGCATTATCTTGGCAATATGACACATCATTGACATTCTGTGAAGAGTGGGTTGACGATTGAAAAGGACACCGTCTCCGTTCATCATATGACGATGAACAATGTCTCCATCGTTCAGTTTGATAGATTCCCTGTCTATGTATCTGAGTGAAATGTTGTTGCCGTTTTTCTTTTCCAATATTTTTGCGCCGGGATAAACATCTGGACCATTTCGCACAAGTTTCAATAAATAGACCTTGTTACGTTCATTCACCGTTACTGGTTTGGTAATATTCATAGCAATCTTCATAGGAATTCCTAATTCACCGATTGATATGTTCGGATCAGGAGTGATTACAGATCTAGCGCTAAAATCTACTCGTTTGCCCATAAGATTACTTCTTACCCTCCCGCCTTTCCCATTCAAACGCTCTTTTATCGATTTCAATGGACGTCCAGATCGTTGAGCTACAGATGCCACTCCAGAAATTTTATTATCTATCAGTGTGGCAACGTAATACTGAAGAACCATCGTCCAGTCATTTATTATTTTTGAAGTGGCGTTTAATTTTATTTTTTCATGGAGAGTATTATTGGCTTTAATTATATTTACCATAATATGAGTCAAATCGTCTTCGCTTCTTTGCTGACTATCCTGCTTTACAGATGGTCTTACTGAAGGAGGAGGAACTGCCAAAACTTGACATATCATCCAGTCTGGTCTAGACCAGATCGGACTGAATCCCATGAATGTAACGTCGTCATCTGAAATTCTTCTGAATATTTTTAAAATTATCTCCGGAGTCATGGTCATGTTTAATACTTCACCGGACGATCCATCGTCGCTTTTGGTTTCAGCCGCCCATTCTGCTACTATAGTGGATATGCCCTCTTTTTTGATTTTACTTGGCCGTTTGCACCCGCAACCATCTGAAGTGTCTTCCCCGCATCTTTTCACTTTGCTACAAATTTTAAATACGAATTTCCATCTATCACTTGGAGACATATTAAGAGCGTGTTTATATTTGGTTTTGCTTATAAGAAGTTTGCTGCACTTGAAACATACGCATCTTATTATTTTCATAATGCTTGTAAAGTATTGAATATAAAATATAGGTCTTGCTAAATTAATATGCCCAAAGTATCCAGGCGTTTTCATGTAGTCGTGACCGTCCGTAGGACAAATCAGGCCTGGTTCCAATACACCCATTCTAGGGTCGAATAATCCATTAATAACAGGCTTGTTATTAATATATGTGTCTCTGCTAGTTATTTCAGCTACAGACCCGTTTCGTATTTCATCTGGAGACAATAAACTGAATTGAATACCAATAATTTTGGAAGGAGTTTTGTGTTCAACGTCGATTATTTCTGCCATCGTTCCTCTTCTTATATTAATTGATATAACAATATTTAGATTGTTTCAATTTTATAAAGAATAATTACAATTTGATTAAACATTGACTGAATGCGATTTACATTACTTATCTACACCTTCAGACCTTTTAGTATTTTTATTTTTATAATACTTATCTACGCCTTCAGACGTTTTAGTATTTTTATTTTTATAAAATAATTTTAATATCTCACTGTAAACTGGATCCTTAAATATGGATACAAGGGTATCAAATGTATCCTTCTTCATAGGAACAAATGTGCTAGGAGGTTTACTATTTTTAGTTTTATTTTCTGAAGAATTGGAGGTTGGATTTTCTTTATAGTTTATCTTGCCACCATTTACATGAACAGAATTATGTGATACATTTTTATAGGAAGACGATTTATTTGAACGAGTTTTAATCGTTGACTTATTCTTTTTTGGTTTTCTATTTGGTTTGCGGTTGGTTTTGCGTTTAGATGATTTTCCTCTCTTTTTTATTATTTGTTTTCCTCCGCCAAATAATTGCCCACGAAATGGCAATATATCAGAAAACCATCTGCCCATACAATAAAGATGTGTTGTTTGATCAGGACGCGTAAAAGTGTTGGCTTGACCAACACGATTTGATGCCCAAGCGGTGAGATATGCTCTAAGATGGGGAGTATTTAAATAATTACTTGTTTCTGAATTTTGTATATTGTTACCACGTGGTTCAATGTGATTAATAATATCCCTATACACATTTACAATATCGACATGATTTACAGCATTATTATTTGGTAAGCACAAAGGATTACGAAATGGACCTACTGGCACAGCCTCACTATAATTATTGAGCGAATACAATATTTCGTACATCCAATGTGAGTCCCATTGTGTATTTGAAACAACTTCGTGTTTTATTTTTAATCGCTGTAAACGAACTAGGGATGCATCATTTAAGATAATTGCATATTTCATTGATGTATGGCGGTGGTTTGCATGCGGCCATTCTCCATAATCAATACCGTCTATTATAGTACTACCTACTATAGGAAATATCTCGGGTTTTATATTATATTGCATCTCCAAAACGCGAGGGATAGAATGTTGAACACTAAAAAATACATTTAATCTATAATCATACCTCAAATTATTTGCGTTCGCCAAATTACGTAGACTTATTGATAAATTATGATCTAAATTATAACGTTGTTGTTGATTTTGATTTTGATTCGGATTCGCCATGTTAACAGCCTGAACAACAGGCAAAAGAGCATTTGCACCAATAACATTATTCAATGCTTGTGCGAAATCTACAGAATCGAATGGGGTAGTAAATCCTACAGGAATTGAAAACGTTTCATTTCCAATATAATTATTAATAAAAGCATGCATTCCTCCAAGATTATTATTACTAAATGTAAATCTGCGTTTAATACAAACGTTTCCTCTCATCTCTTCATCTGTAACTGTATAGGCTCCAAAATTTATATTATTTGGTAATACTGCTGGTGGAATATTTGCTGGCCTATATCTACCAAATGGAGTTGTACTAAACTCTCTATATCCTACATTAATTGTGTCGGCGCTTTGATCAGTCTCTAAAGCTAATAAATTCATAGTCCATGCAAATGTATCTTCTGCCGAATAATTAGCTGCTACAATAGAATTACGCCATTCTTGAATTCTCGTAAACATAGGTGTGTTTGTATTATAAACATAAGCATTATTCTGATTTTTTGTTATACTCATTATACGATCATCTACAGCGATTGATGTTATACCATCCAGATTATTATTATTCTCGAAATCAGTGTCAAGACATACATCATAATCCTGACCAAGACGACAACTTCCGGCTCCAGGAGCACCATTCAATCGATTAAAACTACTACATACTCTTAATCGTTTATAGTCATAATTAACTTGTCCGTTTTCAAGCTTATCCATTCGATGATTTATAACGTCTTCATTCGCAGATGTTCCAGATTTTAAATATGCCCATTTAGTATTACGTCTCGTTACTGATGTAATACATGCGTTAAATCTGCCTCCATGTCCAGCAATTCCTAATCCTGCCGCCGGAACTGGATAGTAATAATGCGGAGATGCTGTTTCTAACCCAAAACAAAATGTCCAATCTTGGGTTGCAACGTTAAACACAACAGGAACCCCGTATTGTCTTAAAATTACTTCGAATAGTCTACGTCTATAATCATCATCCTGCTCTTGTGGATTCCTAGCAGGAAGCTCAAAATAGCGGAATAACATCATTCCATTATTAATCTCTTGTATTGGTATATCTCGATTTAGACCGTTGCCAAATGTTCCTTGTGGCAATGCGTTTACCTCTTGTTGAGTATAGGCAAGGTCTAGTCTGTTATATGTAAAAAACTGTGCGTCCTCTCGGTTTGTGACGAGTCGAATGGGAGGAGCGGGAGGAGCGGCCATTATTTATTATAATGTATTATATTATTTATATTATTCTAAAAAAAGAAAGCAATTTATCTTTTATAGATTTTCTTTTTCTCATCAGTGTTTTTTTTATTTTTTTTTTGGTAACATTTCTTCTAGATTTACCTCCTAGTGTTCCTTTTTTAACCTTAGAATTAAAATTAAACGCAACAGAGTTAGCGGATTTATTATTAATAGAAAATGGACTAATAGAAATTGGTTTAAGTTTAGAAATTGGTTTAAGAGCGTAAGTAAATGGAGCGCCAGTCAATGGAATGGGAATTGTATCCTTAGCCGCCTTCACTCCTGCCGCCTCCCACCTTTCTGCGTCTACCCTTTGCGCCTCAACCCTTTGCGCCTCAACCCTTTGCGCCTCCACCCTTCGCCTTTTAATTGACTTAGTCTTACTCTTACTATCATTACTATCACTAGAGTTCCTTTTTTTAGAAATTTTAGAAATTTCAATAATAAAATCGGTGTAGACTCCTTCAATTTTAACAGGTGGTTTTATAGTTACTTTATTTGTAAAACCTACTACTTGTTGGGATATAAAGATTTTTACATTTCTTAAAAAAGTTTTAGTTATCTCAATTGCACGTAAATGGACATCGTCAAGCTTTATCATAAAACGGCGGTAGTCTCGACGTGTAATACATAGTTCTAATTGTTCTACAGCTTCAACATATTTTTTGTTATTTAAATAATCCTCTATTGTTTTTGCTAAACTTTCAAAATTTTCTTCACATATGCCTTCTGCGTGATAATCTGCGGTGAATATCATTGGCGTATTTTTTGTCGCCATAATTATATATGATAGTTATAAAAAACATTTACACAAAATTGAAATTAATTAATTACGAAGCAATTATGGATCAGAAACAAACGAATAACAACTAATTAATGGGGTCGTGTTTTTCAACCGCCGCAGAATTAAATGAAGTAGACTTTGAAAATTTGCCCTTATTCACACTAGATAAACGAGTGTTTGACGCAAAAATAGTCCGGGTCTACGACGGCGACACGTGCTTTGCCGTGTTCAAAATGAACAACGAATATGTAAAATTCAAAATAAGATTAGAAGGGTATGATTCGCCAGAGATGAAACCCTCACTGGATTCGAAAAATAGAGAGAATGAAAAGAAATCTGCCCAAAAATCCAAAGAAGAATTGGAAAAACACGTGTTGAATAAAATAGTAAAATTACATTGCGGCAAATGGGACAAATATGGTCGTCTCTTAGGAACAATAATATGTATTGATAATAATCTAAATATCAATGAATATATGATAAATAATGGATTTGGTTATGCGTATAGAGGTGGAGCTAAAAGAGTTTAAATAAACTCGCCTACTTACTTGTCAATCGATTCGATACTTTTAAAACAACTGATAAAAAAACAGTTGCTATATTTACGCCTGACGGTAAAGATGAATTGGACAAGGCTATTAAAATGGGTTATATAGAGATTCCTGCTCTTTACGCAAAAGGAACTACAAGTTTATTAAAACTATTATATTAGGCATAAAAAATCCATACTTTAATATATTCATTACTTTATTTACACATAAACACATTTTTTTTTCTTATTTATATAAGAGTTAAATAAATATATAGGGATAGTAATATATTAATAATATAAAAATGCTCATTCCTTTGCACGCTCTTGTCAAAAAATATAACATCAAGTTCAACGGGATCTTACATGTAGGAGCGCATGAATGCGAAGAAATTAAGGATTATGAACGTTATATCAAGAGAGATAAAATTCTTTGGGTAGAAGCTATGGAAGATAAAGTCGAATTTTGTAAAAAACAATTCAAAGAATTGAATATCGAACACGCCGTTGTTTCGGACACGATTGAAAAGGTCTTATTTAAAGTAGCAAATAACGGACAATCGTCTTCCATCTTAGAATTTGGATTACACTCTCACTATCACCCACATGTTCATTATGTGAAAGAAATTGAATGTGAAACGCAATTATTGAGAGATATTCTTCCAAAATATAAGATTGATTATAATTTTTTAAATTTTGATATCCAAGGTGCGGAATTAAAGGCATTGAAAGGAATGGAAGAATACTTGGAAAAGGTTGATTATTTATATACTGAAGTAAATTCTGAACAAGTTTACAAGGGATGTGCTCTAGTTACAGAATTAGACGAATATTTGGAGAAATTTGGGTTATTCAGAGTAGAAACAAAATGGACTAATTTTAAATGGGGCGATGCTTTTTACATTCGACGATCGTTTAGAGAGAGCGATTAAAAATTATAATATTTATTTTTGTGAAATAAATCTCTCATTATAATCAACCATTCTTTTTTCAATTGTGGAATATCCAGGCAATTGTCCGGCAAATACATTTTTAAAATAGTAAAAATGATTTGTATTCTGTAAAGATTTCCAATATTGGTCTATAGCATAATTGTCAGGATTTTGTTTTTTTAACAAACCTTCCACCGATTTTTCAAACGTAGAAATTAATATTGGTATAAATGATTTTTTTATTATATATCCAGTGGCGGTTTGATTATTTACTATTTCATAAAAATGGTTGGACGTCATTTTACAATTTTTATCTACCGATATATTTTTCATTACACCTCTAGGAGTTAAAACAATTATATCCCATTCCTTTTCATTTCGTATATGTTCGAAATGGCCAACAAAGTCGGTATAATGCGTGTCGTTTAAAATACAAAAATCGTCTTCAAATACCATTGTATAGTCAAAAGAATCGTTATCTTGAATGCTTTTTTTCAAAGCTTTTATGTGGGAAAGACCGCACCCTATTGCACCATTTTCACATTTAATTGCTGAGACTCTATTTACATTTTTAAAAAAGGAATGGTTTGTTTTTAATTTTTCAAAATGTACATATCGGTCTTTTCTCTCTTCTAAATTAATATAATAACCATTCATATATACTTATTCAATATATACTTATTCAATATATACTTTTTATTAAAATATAACATAAAAATATAGTTTTATGTTATAAACCAACACATGAATAAAATCATAAAAGACGAACCAATGAAAAATAAAAAGATTTACAAGCCTTACGTCTTGTTAATTTTAAACTGTGAAAGGTATAAACACAAGGCAGATAAACAAAATGAAACCTGGCTCAAATCTCTACAAACCCAAAACGATATTGTTTATTTTCATATTATAGGAAGTAAAGAAAAATTCAATGATAGTAGTAATGTTGATTACATGTTTGACGACGAAAAACGTATTTTATACACGTCTACAAAAGACGATTATCTCTCATTGCCAGATAAGATAATTACTGCTATTAACGCGGTAAATCAGCGATATGAATACAAATACATATTTAAAACAGACGACGACCAGGACCTGGTAGATCCTGGTTTTTTTAATAAACTTATGACATTATTAAATTCAAAGACGTATCATTATGGAGGTTATTCATTATCAGTTCAAGACCATTATTCAACGTATCACACAGTTCACAACGAGTTACCGAAACAGCTCTTTTTAAAGGCAACTAACTATTGTAATGGTCGATTTTATCTTCTCTCAAAAGAGGCCGCCGAAAATTTATTGAAAAAGAAGAGTCAAATATCAACTCACATTATAGAGGATCATGCAATAGGGCTTTATTTGGACAATATCTATAAGAAAAAAAGTCTTTATTTAATCACGTCAAACTATTTTAAAGATTTTTAATTTTTATTTTTCATTTTTTTTATATTTATTTTCAAAACATGTTCCAATTCGAATGATTAAATGGGGCGACCAGAAGTGTGTTTAATTTCCCTTTCCAATAATCAACCTTTTTATCAAATTCTACTTCTGATTTAGTCTTTGGATACTCGCCTTGAACCTTCATTAATTGTAGTTCCTTTTCATTAATGTCTGGCTTATATCCAAAGCAATTGACTCCAAATTTAACTTCCGGATTTCCTATAAATCCTCCGTTTATACCAGGTCTGCCGCAATCATTTTCATGACCAGGAACTTTTTGTAATTTTTTCCATTTTTCATACTGTGTCGGATAAAGAGCCATTTGATCCTCCGACCACCCATAACCGCACCAGTCTGCCCCGTTTCCCAAAGAATCGTTTATTTCGTTATAGGTTGCCAATCTACCCCCATATGCCTTGCAAATTGCCTTGGAATCCAAATAATTGTATTTATTATTGGGTACATGAAAAACCTCCTTTTCCTTTTTGTACGGAATGGTTGAAAACACATTCGTATCTTGCGAGTAATCAATATTATCGTCACTTTGCTCTTTGGCGGTTATTTCAACCAGAGTATTATCAGAAAGGATATCTTTAACACTCGCTACTATGTTTATATTGAAAAAATAAGACATTCCGTTTATAAGAACTAGAAAAACAAATAGTCCCCATAAAATGATTTCAAATAAGAATACTTCTTTAGTATCTCCATTATTCCAATTAGAATTTCTAGAGGAAACGCCTAAAGACGAAAATAATGAAAAAAAGGCAATAATAACCACCACTATAATAACAAGCATCGTGCCATTTTGCAAATAAGGCATCGAGTAATTGTTAATATAAGACGGTAACATCTCGGGTATACCTCCTGTGATAGAATTCATTTGGACATTCATTATATATAATGTTTTATATATATAATGTTTTATTTATTATTATTCTTGTTATAATCCTATACTCTTCTATAAAATAGGCAGTATGACTTCTCACTAATGATACTCTGCTCGTCTACTATTTCATTCACATGTGTATCGTTAAAATTGTACCATTTTCCATTAGCATTTTTTATGTTTGCGGTGTAATGTCCTCCGCCGGAATTCCCGCTATGATTGCAAACCCCATATAAATCGTAAACATAGCTTGAAGGATTGTAACCTTTAACGTACTTAGAAAAATCAGCTGTTAAAGGAATATCTATAAATTTTTGATTCTTGTCCAATCGACCGTCACTATTCCACCGTTTCAAATCTATAATCAAAATGCTTGGAAAACTCCAGAATATAATACGTCTATAAACAGATTCTTTTTTTCTTGTTTTTTCGTTGAGCCAAGCATTTTCTCCTTCCAAAATCTCCTTCTTACAATAAATGTCGAAGCAATCGTATATAGTTGTTTTTTCAGAAGAAGATTTTGATGGTATGGGCAAACTTATAACAGAAAATGGTTCGGGCTTTATACTTTTTATATCTCCTTCACTCAAAGCTCCGGTTATCTCCGATACATGAACCCCGTAAAAAAATGTAATCATTTCCGAGTATTCATTTTTATACGAATCATGAATCATTTTGTAACAAGCGCTGGCCAGAACGTCGGTGTCGTCTTTGATTTTACCCGAAATCTTCATATCGACTTCTCTAGACATTGCATTATGAAAACAATCAATTATAAAAAGAAGAAATTCCTGGATATCATTCTGAGCATTGCCTGTGAATAACTCTCTTTTTTTAGCAGAAGAAACGTGCTGCACTGCTCTCAAAAATCCCATCGGAGCAATCGTACAATTTTCCTTCCACATTAATTCTCTCAATTTATCCCATTCTACAAGTAATATAGAATCTATATTTGTATTGAGTTTTTTTTTATAATCGCTCGTGTCTAGAAATTCATTCAATTCGTATGTATGAGATAGGACTTGAACACATGAATTAATATAACACGTATTGCCTAGATTGGCAAGTCCAGTTAGACCTTTTCCGCTATATTTTTTATATAATATGGGGACATGGGCGTTGGTATCGGTGGTTTTATAAACGCTCATTTTTTTTTTCAAACTATATAATACAATTCATTTATTTGTATTTAAACCATTATACATTAATCCACATAACCATTATGAGAAAAGGAACTCAAAAAAAAGTGTAAAATGTTACTAATCTGTATGAAATATAATTTTATTTTTTCTGGATCTGCTTTGCGAAATAAGACGTTATAGGCTTATTTCCCTCCTTTTTATTTACGGCGACCCTTAGAAACGGATCGAACAATAATGTTTTGACTTCTTTATTTCGAAGTGCTGTCTCTTTTTTAATAAGAGTATCCTCGTCGTGTTTATATTCTGTCTTTAAACTGTCAAGTTTACTTGTCCACGCAATTCTAGAATTCGCGCTTGGAGAATGCCCATACTTCTTTTTAAAATCTGCGAGTTTTTCCAATACAAGGGCAAATAATTGCTGAACGGGTTTCATTATTTGATTCGTCATATAAAACCCATAATTTATTTTCAACTTTTTTTCGCGTATGTATTCCGGCGTTTCAATTCTCTCCCCTTGTAACGCCTTTTTATCTGGATGTTCTATGAAAACAAACGACACTCTGTCACCAACCGCCGGCTTATTACCAGGATCACGTTTTCCAATGCGGTCTGCTAAAACCTTGTGTGAAATCTGTTTCGGATTTTTATATCCCGACCTCAACGCCTTTGTGATGACAAGTTTATCCATTGGATATTTTTCTTCCACCATTCCATTCAAACATTCTTTTAAAAACATGGCAGCCTTTTCCACGTTTTTATCCTTCATCAAAATGTCAATAATGCCGCCGTAAATATCCTTGACAATCGGAGCGTTATCTCTTCGTTTCAATACGATCCCCATTGACTTGCGTTTTCCTTTTTTGACGTCATATTCATATAGCATTCCTACATATCTCTTCTTTGACAAGAGACAAAATGGTAGAAATGTCTTTTCATAGGTTAAATTATGCGGTTCTTTCAACAATGAAGATGCCAACTTACCCACAACTTGCGCCAATTCAATGGTTATTTCTAGAGCCTTGGTTCCTATTATCGGCGTATCATCCAATTCCTTTAGATTGAACTTGAAAAACACCGAGTCAGTGTCTCCGTAAACATACTCTCCGTTCGTTTTTACTGGTCCATGAGACTTGGTATCAACAATTCGGTTTGCGAATGATTCTTCAATAACTCGTTTTCCGTATGTAAGCAAAGTCCGTCCCATCGCGGTAGTTGACGCGGCGCAATCGATTTCATAAAACGTGCTCGTTTTTGCGCCGGTTTGTCCGTATAGAGAGTTTGCGGTTACCTTGATACTAAGCTGACGCTTATCTAGAATGTTTTTCATAAACTCGTCGCTTTCTTTTTCGGCCATTTTCCTAGTATATTTTCTAGCGGCCAGCAATTCTTCTAAAATAGAAGGCATGATTCCTTTTCCAGAAGGGTATTGGGCAAATCTACATGTTTTAGTTCCTATCCTTACTTTTTGCATGGCAGACTTGGGATTGTTATTTCTTCTTACCCATTTATACGTTTCATAGGAAATATCCACATATTTATATCCTGGTTGATTGTCGTATTTATAAGCGTCGCCCTTTTCATTTTTTTCGCCCGTTTCTTTAACTATTCGTCCTTGAAGATCGTATTCAATTGTATATACCTTACTATCGTGTGAAATATTCTCGCTTATCATGGACGATGGATAGAGAGAGCTGTAATCTACACAAGCAACCGGATCATTTAAATATAAATCGCACTTTGGAGGCAACACTATAGCTCCTTCATAACCTTGGTTCATATCGCCCTTGTCTATTACGGGCATCAATGTTCCATTCTCTCTGCATTTTTTTGCCACATAGCTAGTAAGTTTTATTCCTTGACCTCTCATTACAAGAAACTCCATTGGAACGCTGCATAAATTCGACATTTCTACAAACCCAGTTAAAACATCTATTTTTTTAAGCAAATGATGCACTAGGTTACAATCTTGAATACAGTATTTTCCTATCACGGCTCTTTCATTAGGGCCTTCTTTGGTCATTCTGAAAATATCCTGAGGCGTGACGTCGTCCTTGACCAATCCCCATTTAACCTTTTTCGTTTTAATATCGGGGGTTTCTGTACCATTTATAACAAACGACTTTTCGGCGTAATTTATTTTTACTACCTGGAATTTCTTGCCGAGTTTATAAGGATCTACCGAATGCGATTCTTCATCGAATGATATAAACGAGTTTGGATCAAGTCCGGTTATATTGCTAGTATAACATTTAGTAAAATACATGACGTTATCCTTTTCCTCACTATTATAATATTCTAGTTTTGTTACATAGTCCCCTATAAAATAACTAGACACGTAATCAAGTTTATATTTAATAAGCTGATAGTCCCTTCTTAAATAATTATACAAGTCTATTTGAAGACGCCCTGGCATATTTACGAATTTCAAATCGTGTTGCCCGCTTGCTATGGTCAATGTTTTTTCTTCCAAACCCACTTTACCTGTTTTCCAGTCCTTTTTAATACACACCTCGTCCTTGTTTCTAGATAGTCTTAAAAAGGCATTGACGCAATTCAATTCCTTCGCTCGCAAATACATAAATTGATAATCAAACCCAAATATATTGTAGCCAATAACAATGTCTGGGTCTTCTCTCTGGATAAGAGATGTCCACGCAAGCAATATTTCCTTTTCCGAATCGTAGCTTTCTATAGTGGCGTTTTCAATGGGACTACAAGAATTTAACATTATACAGTGGTTCAAGTAAGGAACTGCGTCACCATATTTTAAAAATGTTGTACCTATACACGTAACATTATCCCCTTGTAATTTAGGGAAAATATGTGTGAGAGTTCTGGTTAATTCGTATATTTTCGTGTCTCGGCAAACGTCAGCGTCTTCTAATAAATCCATTATAGCGCCATCTTTTTTATATTTTTTTTTCATAGTCATAAACTTTCGCCAAACACACGCAGTTTCCTCCACTGCGGTATCTTCCTTATTTTGATCTTCTTGATCGTCCTCCTCTTCTTCCTTTTCCTCTTCGTTTTCCAACTCATCCTTTGAATAATCTCCCGGTTGATCATACATGGGTTCATCTTCATCATCATCTTCTCCCCTATGCTTTTTTGGTGTCATTTTTATCCATTCATCAAATAATTTATCTATTTTTTGCTCTGAATTGACTGTTTCATTTGATATCGGATGAACAATATCTATATTTTCAACATCTTTTAACCCAAATGCGGTTTTAATACAATTTTTAACAAATAGTTTCTTTTCAGGTTGACTATATTCTTTACAAATAGGATATACATCGTAAATATTTGTGGCTAGTTTTTTATAGTTTTTAACAGCAAGAGGAAAATCGCCGTGACTGCTACTGGCTTCTATATCAAAACTGCATATTTTATACGGAACGGACCGTTCCATATGTTTCAATGAAATGATATCTTTGTAGTGAACCGAATATTCGTAAGAACATGAAGTTTTTCCACCATCGTCTCCTTGATCGTCTTTTGCTTCGTTTGAATCCTTCTCCTTCATATTTAAGCATTTTTCTGGAAGTTTTATCCAACCAGACGGACTTATTTGTTTTATGTGAAACATTCTTAACAACGGCGGTATTTGAGCCTCGTATAAAAACGTACTTGTATTTTTGAATTTATAACCATCTTTTAATAACAATTTTTGTTTCCCATATTTGGCGTCATCCGTTTCATCACCTCCTTTTTCAACAGGACTATTTTCATACCATAATCCTTTTGCCTTTCTCATTGCGCTCTCACTTTTAAACTGTATACGAATGAATGAATGTTGTTTGCCGCAATCAAAACCGTATAATTTTTTACGATGAATAAAGTCAGACGATATGATATTTTCCTCAAATGATCTCCCAAGAGCGCTAATGATCTTCCGTATAAATGACTCCTTGTCCTTGTCTTCCCAATCATCGCCTACCATGACATAAAAGAATGGATTGAAGCCGAGCACGCTAATGGAAGCAGTATCTCCTTTAGAATTAATCCCAAACATCTGGACACGAAATTCATTAATATTTCTATTCGAATTTTGGTCGTAATACTTATCATCATATGCTTGAAATGATAATAATTTAAACGTCTTTCTCTGGTCTTCGTCTTCGTCTCGGTGTGTCGACGTCATTTGTTTAGTTTAATTGTTGACTCGTTTTTATTTCAGTTTTTATTTCAATTTTAATTGTTTTTATCTAGATTTCGCATTCATCTTTTCATTCTTTTACGTCCTTT